CGCCGCCTGCCCCGCCGCCGCCGTCATTATTCTCAAACCCCCCTCCCCCACCCCCGCCGAACCCCCCACCACCGCCACCAGTAGTGGTACTACCACCGCCTCCATTTGCGCCATTGCCACCAAGACCCCCATTACTTCCGATGCCCTCAACATAAATAGAGCCACCTTGCCCCCCGTTCCAAATTCCTGTTACCGTATCTTGAATACTATCTTTACCTGAGCGTACTATACTTCCTTCCGTCCTTCCGCCACTCCCGCAGCCACCACCCCCATTGTTTGTGTCACTATTATATGGGGGTGCCTTTGACCCGCAATCTACTCCAAATACTGCAGGACCTTGGCTAAATCCATTCCCACCTGCGTTATGTTCAGTTGCACCACCACCACCACCAGAAATCATATATATATTACCATCAGCTGAACGCACAACAGTTGCCCCGCCACCTCCCCCCCCTGTATCTCCGCCTACGCTCTTACCTGATCCTCCTCCCCTTCCAATAGAAATTTTAAAAGGATTCACGCCTTTCAAAAGAGCACTATTATAACTAGCAGTTATAGAGCCGCCATCTCCGCCTTTTGTTGTTTTATTCCCCCACCCGCCCCCGCCACCACCATTGACGGTAAATGTAATTTGATTGAATCCTTGAAATGCATCAGGCGGTAACGAGTAGTCTCCATCGGCAGTAATAGTCTGGCCGTTTTGTATGACGGGAACTACGGGTGTCGGCGTCGGCGTCGGGGTCGGTGTCGGTGTCGGGGTCGGGGTCGGTGTCGGTGTCGGTGTCGGTGTCGGAGTCGGTGTCGGCGTCGGCGTCGGGGTCGGGGTCGGCGTCGGTGTCGGCGTCGGTGTCGGTGTCGGAGTCGGTGATGGCGACCCGGTCACAGTAATAGTCGTCACATAAGTTGAATACAAATTGGTGTTAGCAGGACTAGCGATATACTCTATAGCATATAAAGTATATGTGCCAGCCGAGGCGGGCAACACAACCGAAGTCGCCACAGGATCAGTGGCTATTAGAGTCTTAGTGCCCACCACAACACCTGCACTATTGACGAATATACAAAATTTATCAGTAGAGTCATTTCTCAAATTTATAAACGTAATGGCTTTAGTGGACCCCGCGGTAAAAATATTATTCGTAACAGTAATACCGTCATACAATAATTTAGGGTTTGGCAATTGTGTAAATGTGATAGTATCTATCACTATTGTCGGGGTGCTACTTTCTAGTAAGACCTGGGCAGTCATCGTATCGCTAATAGTGATGGATATATTCTTAGTTACAAACGATGATCCATAAGTAGCTGTAATCGTAAATTGAGTTTGTGCGAGGGCGGTGCTTTTGGTTGTGCCAGTTATTTCGCCGGTAGTTGGATGTAACACTAAACCCGTCGCTGGCGTTAATTCTACGCATGTAAAAATAGGGTTGGTTATACCGGTTGTATCAGGTGTCAACACATAGATCGCCGTATTTGTCTTAAACGTATAACGTTCATTGTCACTCACTGATAACGGAAGATAACCAATAAAAGTCATTATACACTATAGTTTTATAAAAGTTTCCGTTAAAAAATATATTTCAAAACTTCCTTAATATCCCCCATCGGTAAAAAAGTAATTTCTTTAAAAAACATTTTATCGCCATATTTCTTTTCTATTTTCTCAAAATCTTTCAAATTTTCTTTCGGGAAGAGAAACGTTTTGACACCTGCTTTGATGCCCCCGAGAATCTTCAAATCCAAGCCACCGATCGCGGTTATTCTACCGCTTAAACAGATTTCCCCCGTAATGGCTAAATCGTGTCTAATTGGCTTTTGACTAAATAAACTGTACATCACCACTGTAATTGCCGTCCCAGCAGATGGACCATCTTTTGGTGTCGCCCCTTCCGGTACGTGAATATGAATGCCTTGTTTCGTGTCTAACGTTTTTTGTTCCGCGTCCGTTAAGAGTGACCAGGCCAATGTTTTTGCTACACTCATACTTTCTTTCATGACGTCTCCCTGTAGGCCCGTAAGACGGAGGTCTAAAAAGGTGCTCGCCGGGAAATAATTTGCTTCAATTGGCAAAACTCCGCCTTTGCCCAAGGCGTTTGCCCATAAGCCGTTAATACAGCCCACGATACTCACTGGATGGATTTTGGCGATCTTCACTTCGTCCCGGTCTTTCAAGTATTTTTCAATAATCGCTGTTTTGGTGATTTTAAAAGGTAGCGTTAAGAGGCCTGCCTCTGCTTGCGCTTGCCCTGCTGCTTGCCCTGCTGCTTGCCCTTGCGCTTGCCCTGCTAATAACTCCAAATTAATTTCCCCTACAATATCAAACAACAATTCTTTTAATTTGCGCACCCCCGATTCCGCCGTATATTCTTCAATAATGAATTCAATTTCGGCGGCGTCCATCACGAGCACATCCGTCAAGCCCATTTTTTTATAAATATCCGGTAAGATGAACTCTTGGGCAATGACCACTTTCTCTGCCAGAGAGAGATTGTCAAATTTAATACGGTGGATACGGTCTAACAAAATCTTATCAATCAGTTGGGCATCATTATAAGAAAAGACAAAGAGAATATTGGAAACATCAATATCAATACCGCTAAAGTATTTATCCTGGAAGGTATCGTTCTGGGTCGGGTCCACTAAATGCGTTAAAATACTAATGATTTCCTTCCCATGTTCGGTTTTACTGACTTTATCTAATTCATCAATAAAAATAATCGGGTTCATGCATTTTTTCTCCATTAAAATCTCCACCACCTTACCCCAGGTGGACCCCACGTAAGTATAATTGTGGCCTTCTAAGGTGCTACCGTTGGCCGACCCGCCGATCGCAATAAAGGCAAACGGGCGTGACTGGCCATCGGCGTCTTTTAAACAATCTGCGATGCCTTTTTTGGCGAGAGAGGTTTTGCCGACCCCGGGCGGTCCTTCAAAGCCGAAACAGTAGCCCTTATTCTCGCCGTTAATCCACTGCCCGATAATGCGTTCCAATTGCCGCTTGGCGGTGGCGTGGCCGTGCACGGCGGAATCTAAGGTTTGTTTTATCCGGAGTAAAGAGTGGTTTCGCTCTTGGAATTTTTTGTCAATAAGCTGAATGCCTTGCATCACCTTGGTCAACGTCATAATATGCTCTTCTAAATCAATGTTGAGAGTGCCGAAGAGCTGAAGGAAGAGTAAAAGCGCCTTGTCTGGACTGTCGCTTAAAAGCGCCTTGTCTGGACTGTCGCTTAAAAGCGCCTTGGCGTACTGAATAATATCAAGTTTTAACTGCGCGATTTTCTTATGGACTGTAGTAATTTTCTTACCTTTATGTTCAGGTTTCTCCTCATCATTTATCTGCTTGATTATATTTAATAAAACGGCGCGACTCGCCGTATGAATGACCGTTTCAAGCCGACTACACAACTCAGCAAGTAAAGTCGCTGCTCCTTGGCTTTTCAAAAAATGCATATACTGTTGAACTTCAATGCTATTGTAGTTTTGTTTTTTAGGTATAATCGCCACATTCTTTATTAACGTCGTAAACAATTGAATACATTCTTGATTTATTCGCAAAATGGGTTCTTCTTTTAAGATCTTGAAGGGGATTTTTAATAAGCCTTCCAAATAATGCCGAGGTTTGGAACCGGAATCGTCGCCTTTCGCTTTGATTTCTTTGAGTTTAACCATGGCTTTTTCTTTTACCGTGTCCGGGACTTTTAATAAGCATATACGTTGTTCCAAGGGAATATTATTCAAGTCGGTATAAGAGAGTTTTTTTGTATAATTCACGGTTTCTCTCATGGCATTATGAAATAATTGCTTTATTCTATAAGGGAAACTATCAAACAATAAGGTTTGATCTATGGTATCAATATTACCATTCAAATCATTGGATAACAAATCGTATAATAAATAGGCCAGATACTCGGCTTCTTGATCAGCAGTATTCATAAGCAGGTCTATCAAATAATTTCGTTTATGATATAAATCTAGGTATAAGAATTCATCTACAACATGCCCTATGGGTTTCTCGCTAATGCTATTAATAGTATGGGTGAAGACCTGGTAGTTATTATGAATATCTAACTCACTATAGATTAATAAATCTTTTAAAGTGAGGCAACTTTTATACGTGAGAAAGAGGGGGTTTTGTAAATAGTCATACCATTGGATGGGTCCGTTTGCACCTACTCCGTTTGCACCTACTCCGTTTGCACCTACTCCGTTTGCACCTACTCCGTTTGCACCTACTCCGTTTGCACCTAGATTATCTTTTTTTGTTATAATATAATCATTTTTAAGTATATCTAAATGAATGTCATCTATCAAACAAGTAATAAGAAATGTCTTGTCGTGGTTGTGAATAACCAGTTTAATGCAATGCACTTGAAGATTAAAAGATTTATGCAACAGTATAGTATTTATGGACCCGTTGGCGTCTGTGGGCCCGTTGGTGTCTGTGGGCCCGTTGGCGTCTGTGGGCCCGCTGGCATCTGTAAAATGTAGACATGTCAAATGTTTATACTCACTATATGCTAACTCTTCGTAGGAAATGGGGTGAGCAAACTGATTTAAAAGAATATATTTATCACAAATGTTCGTAATTTGCTCATCCAACAACAAATATAATAAATCTTCCAAATTATAAGTACCACAGACTTTAACAGTGGCTAATAATTCTCGGGCGAGGTCAGCCACTGCTGTCGCACACGAGGCCTCATCTACATTACTATGATTCTCCAACAATTCCAATACATTCTTCAAATTGGTGGATATTGTTTTTAAAGTCAACATACAATTGAATACGGTACGTGTATCAAGAAAATGAAGTAATTTATAATAATGGGTAACAGTAGCAGTATTTTTCGCAATATCTAATAAGTTATTTATATAATATATGGTATTATCCATAATATGTAGAGTTGACATTGTTTTTTCTTTATTATATACGGATACTTTTAGTAAAAGCACACTTTTACTAAAAGTGTATAAAGAAATCCAGATATATCACTTTAGTGATGGGTATTCCAAGTTATTTTGCGCATTTTGTTCGCGAGCATAGAGAGATCATTAAACCAGTAACTAAATTGCCGAAACCTTTAAACAATTTATATTTGGATTGCAATGGCTTTATTTATGAAGGGGCTATTAATTTTAGCTCCGAAGAGCTGTTAATTAAGTCTGTATGTGACAAACTTATATACTATATAAATTTGTTAAAACCGAATAAAAAAGTCTTTATCGCGTTTGATGGCGTAGCGCCAGTGGCGAAATTAGATCAACAGAGAAAGAGAAGGTATTTATCGTGGTTTCAAAATCAAATGGCGACAGGGGCAGGGGCAGGCTTGCCCCAAGAGAAAACAACTTGGAATACCGCTGCGATTACCCCTGGTACTTTATTTATGGCGGCATTGGCTCTGGCTATGCAGACACGCTTTAATAATCCCAAGGAGTTTGGGTTAGAAGAGTTTATTATTTCTTGCGCGGATGAGGCTGGGGAAGGTGAACACAAACTTTACGAATATATCCGTCGGGAACCCCACTATCACGCGCAGAGTACTACGGTGATTTACGGTTTAGATGCGGATTTAATTATGCTGACTTTGAATCATCTACACATTAGCGATCAATTGTATTTATTCCGCGAAACCCCGGAATTTATCAAAGGTATTGACAATACTTTAAACCCAAATGAATTATATTTACTAGATATTCCATCATTTGGCAACTATATTAAGGCGGATTTTGGTGGAGGTCCCGGCGCCTTTGCAATCAGTGATTACATTTTTCTCTTCTTCCTCTTAGGTAATGATTTTTTACCACATTTTCCAGCCCTCAATATTCGTACCAATGGGATTGACCTTTTAATGAATGCCTATAAAGCAGTCCTGAGCTCAAAAAAACTCTCGCTGATTGCCGATGGCAAAATTGTGTGGAAGCATTTACGGTTACTAATAGATTATCTCGGTCAACAAGAACTTGAGAATATAAAACAAGAATATATCCATAAAGAAAAGCAAAATAAGCATAAAAAATATAATACAGCTAAGAAAGCCTTTGAAGAAAAACTTATTAACTTGCCGTCTACCGACCGAGCGATAGAACACTATATTAATCCCCAAGAACCCGGGTGGGAAGCGCGCTATTACCATAGCCTCTTTGATTTAAGGGTGACGGCGGCTGATAATGAACAAATCAAAGACATTTGCATCAATTATTTGGAAGGGTTAGAGTGGAACTTTAAATATTACAGCAGCGGCTGCGTTGACTGGCGCTGGACTTATAAATACCATTATCCTCCACTGCTCGTGGATCTCATCCGCTCTATACCGTATTTTGATACTACGTTTTTGGGGGCGGAGCGGTTAAAGAATACGGCGGTGAGCCCGCTGGTGCAACTGAGCTATGTATTACCTAAACAGAATTTGCATTTGCTACCGAATGGGCTGGGTGCGACTTTACAGAGAGAACACCCCGAATGGTACGCGGATAAATGCGAATTCGTGTGGGCTTTTTGTAGGTATTTTTGGGAAGGGCACGTGAAATTACCGGAAATAAATATTGGGGATTTAGAACACACTTTTGGCAAAAGTGTCGCAAAACACACTTTTGGCAAAAGTGTCGCAAAACCTCTAAATATATAGAAATGCGTACGCCCACGAAAACCTCTAAATATATAGAAATGCGTACGCCCACGTAAATTAACAAAAAGGTTTTGCGACACTTTTGCCAAAAGTGTGTTTTGCGACACTTTTGCCAAAAGTGTGTTTTGTCACACTTTTTTCCAAAAGTGTATATAAGGATTACTTAATGTCTATACTTAATACTACAAATTATCTCTCAATTGTCAACGGCGCACTTATTACTGATCTACTTGTCATTATCTTGCTTATTCAGGGCAGTATCAAATCCAAAGTTCTCATAGACTGGTATAAAACATATAATTTAAGTGCGGTTATAGCCGATGTATTGATTATAGCGATTGGGGTGCTTTTAACCCGTTTGTTTTATCCCTATGTCTTCGGTTCCTTCTCGCTTTTCAAATTCATTATTCTCGCACTAATTATTCAGGTTATTCACGATGTGCTTTTTAATGGTATCATTACAGCAATGCCTCGGGGAGCGAACCGGATGGTGGACACGTTCAAAGCCTATGCCAAAGAAGTGGGCATAAAAGCCATTCTCTCTGATAGTGCGATGATAGTTGTCACATGTCTATTGGCGAATTATTTAGCGAATAAAGGACCAAGTGTAAATACCGTCACATTTATAGGGGCAGTATATTGTGTACCGTATTTGATTTATACTTGGTAAACCTTATACTTGGTAAACCTTATACTTGGTAAACCTTATACTTGGTAAACCTTATACTTGGTATAAGGTAAACCTTATACTAATTACATTATAACAACTTAGATATAACTCTTATAATGTATTATATGTCTCAACACCAAATGGAACGACAAATCATCACGGACTTAACCCCCACGGATTTACAACAATTACAGACGCATGCCATCGGTAAGATAGTTGTTGTGAAATTCGGCGCCGACTGGTGTAAACCGTGTAAAGCGATTAAACCCACGTGTGACGCCTGGATTGCCACTGCCTCACAGCGTATTATTTATGTGGATATTGATATTGATGAGCACATGGATTTATATATGTCTTTCAAAAGTAAGAAAATGGTTAGAGGGGTGCCTGTGCTTTTAGCGTTTGATTGTTCTAAACAAAGAGATCACTGGTTTATCCCGGATGACTCGGTGGAAGGGGGGGATATCGGGGCCTTGGAGAAGTTTTTTCAAAGGTTAAATGTATTTTAACAACCTTGCGTTGTCCCGTCTAATGTATTTACTAGACTTTTTTTATACAGTCTGACATGGAAATGGAAATGGACTTGGCATTGGACTTGAATTTAGCCAATTATAACTTGGCCGATTTATTAGCCCTTTTCAAACTTGATTATGAATTTGACGCAGAGGATTTGCGCAAGGTGAAAAAGACCGTATTACAAACCCATCCCGATAAAGCGCCGGAGTTGGGCAAAGAATATTTCCTGTTTTTTAGCGAAGCCTACAAGTTATTATATGGCATATATCAATTCCGGTATAAGAGTACCCAAATTAATATTAAACACGCTAACACAGTGTATTATGTAGAACACGATGAAGAACATGACTTACTCTTGAAACAATTACGAGCCAAGCCAGATTTTAATAAAATATTTAACGAATTATTTGAACAATATAGGTTAAAAGACGCGGATCAAGAAGGCGGTTATGGTGACTGGTTAAAATCCGATGAAGATATAGATAAACGCTCTACAACTTTACTTGGCATGAACGAATCTTTTCAAAACAAAAAGAAAGAAGTACAGGCTTTAGTAAAACAAGTGGATTATGGTGACATAAGTAATGGTGACATAAGTAATGGTTATGATTTACTAAGAGAGAAACCCGAATACTATTCAGCGCCACTATTTAGCAATCTAGGTTACGAAGATTTAAAAAAAGCCCACGTTGAAAGCGTCATCCCCGTGACCCAAGAAGATTATTTACAACGGGCCAAGTATAAGAATGTAGAAGAATTACAGCGTAGTCAGGTGTATCAAGATACTACGCCTTTGTCGGTTGAACAAGCCCGAGCGTTTTTATCTAAAAAACATTATAGTGACAGTAAAAATGACGTTAACCGGGCTTTTATTTTAGCTAAACAGGATGAAGAAGCGCGAAAGGCGAAAGAAGGCTTAATGAATAAATTTAAGAAATTAACACTATAGTATATAGTATAATATATAGTATATAGCAGTGCCTTATCACCACCACAGCTTAAACAATGTATAGATTACATAGACCCCGTAGGTGCCGGTGATCGTGCCAGCAATAATCGGGTCCAGATTCATAAAGGCAGAAATACAGGTAAAAATTAAAAAGAAATGGACCAAGGAGTGCCCGTTACACTTAAAAATATTCTTTACCATTTTAAAATCAGCGAGTAAGGGTACAAAGGTTAATGTACACAAATATTGGAATGCTTGGACAAAACACATACCATAGTTAATAAAAAACGTTGTTAGAAAAAAGAGTGTACCTACAATGGCCCAGCCGGGACTGGTCGCAAAGAGAGAATACAGACACGAAAAGAAAATAAACAACATTACAAAAGGGGTGAGTACATAAATCAGGGGCGTGATTAAAAACATTTGCAGCGGACTAGAAAAGCTATTTGTCGCTTTCTCAGAGGGGGCAAAGAGTTTCATGATGTTTTTAAATTTACTGCGGTTTCTTATATAAGCATTTGCTACACTATCCGCAATCCAATATTTAAATTGTCCCCATAACCCCCACGGAGCAGGTACTTTCGGATCGCGCATACTGTACGGCCAGCCTCCTAACGTCCCAATATTCAAATTCGCTAATAGTTTATAATTCGTACACGCTTCGGCGGCGGCACAAGAATTATCTTTACCACAATTTGTTAGTGTAGATGAATCTATATTTTTAAGATACTCATTTACGTTTTCGCGTACTTTTTCATCCGGAAAGTAAACATTTTTTTGTGTGGGTACAAGATAGTCTAACACGGTGATTTTGTTATGCTGTATGGTTTTAGACATATTTACGTTGGCCATTCGGGTTAAATAAATAAAATTGGAACCGGCGATGCCTACCACGAAAGCGATAACTAAATTTCCCAGGAGCGAGATTCCAAAGCCACTCCAATTATTATTGTTGTTTATATCCGATCCGCCATAATTCTTTTTTTGTTTCTTTTTTTCGTCAATAGGTTTTAAAGTAGAAGTAGCCATTTATATATACACAACCTTTTTTTAAAAACAACCTTTTAGAAACAACCTTTTAGAAAAAGGTTGGGCCAAAATACAACCTTTTAGAAACAACCTTTTAGAAAAAGGTTGGGTCAAAATACAACATTTTAGAAAAAGGTTGGACCAAAATACAGTATGCATTTACGATTAGGTTTACTATGCATTTATTATATCTATGAATTTATTATATAATATATTATAAGAATGACCAAAAAGACTATGCGTAAAAAAACTCATAAATGGAGTAGAAAATACAAACTTAGTATCAATTGTAAACGACCTCAAGGCTTTTCTCAACGACAGTACTGTAAATATGGGCGTCGTAAAACCACGCGGCGTCGTAAATAACGTTGTCCACGTTTTTTCTAAAAGTCTTTAGTAAACTATTTTTGGGGAAGCAACGAAAAAACAATTCTGCATATATACTAAGTATATATGCTAAAACATAATATAAAAAATTTAAGAAGAAAAAATACAACCAGAAAAAATACAAGACTACAAAATGCAACACTAAAATATAAAAAACGCAAGACATCTGTCCCCATAAAAAAAAATAAAACTCAAAAACATTGTTACAACGATACTGACATTGCGCATGTCTGTAGTTCAGGAAAATTCACTACCATTAGCAATCAAGGTCTCTATACGAAAACAATGTTGAACAAATTTGAATCTATAGAAAAAAAACTAAAACACAGTAAAAAATATCAAAAAATAAAAATCCCCTTCGTCAAATATACTAAATTATTGATCAATAACTTCAACAAACACAGTAATAGTAAAAAAGAAAATGCCCTGATTCAAAATAATTTTTACGGCTACGTTAATGACTCGTGGATAAAGGCGACCGAAGAGGAACTTGCGAAAAACCCCAATTATTATGTGCAATACGATACATTTAGGGTCACGCAAGACAAAGTCTATTACGAATTAATTGACTATGTGCAAAAATATATTAAAGCAAATCCACATTCTGAAAAAGCCATCGCCATTAGAAACATTTATTATTCGGTAAGTCGGAATGCCGTGAAAGCCATTCATATGCATGCCCAGAATATCACGCAAATTGTCAACAATTTCTTTATAAAGAGCGATATGTATGCGCTACTCGCCTATATAAACTCTAATGAAATTGTCTCGTGGGGGTCGCCGATTGTCTGGTCAACCCAACCCGATGAGAAAAATGTGCAAACTTATATCAGTCATTTAGCCCCCGTGCAGTTGAGTTTATATGATTATCTACTCTACATAGATGACCCGGCAGATGACAAGGAAGCTGTCGCCTATAAAAAATACGTGAAAACCCATTATCTCGCGTATATTAGTGACACCTTTAAAGCGTGTCTCGGCCCCACAGCGGCAAAAGACTATGACCCCCTAGACATTTGGGATGTTGAACTAGAGTTACTAGATGCCATGGGCTGCAAAGCCATCAAGAAACAAGACCCGGATTACTACAATGTTGTATCGGACAAAGAATTGATTGAAACCTATCAGTTTGATTGGCCAAATTTTGCGAAACAACTCGGTTTTGAAAACCCGCCGAAAAAGATTATTGTCGCGGATTTGAATGCTCTCAAATGTATCACCGCGTTATTGAAGAAAAGCTGGAATACGCCTAAATGGAAAACCTACTGGCTCTTCATCTATTTTAGGCAAATGATACGCTTTGAGATTTCTTTTAGATATATTCATTATAATTTCTACAAAAAAATCTTAGAAGGGCAACCCATCATTATGCCCGCGGAAATCTACCCGATCTATGCTCTATCCCTGACATTTAATACGTTTTTAACCGAAGAATACGTGAAGAATAATTATAATCAACTGTATGTGAATTATGTCCAACATTTAGCCGATGATTTGAAAACACTGTTTCTCCGAAAACTACGGCGTAATACCTGGTTGCAACCCTCTACGAAAGCGACAGCCATTAAAAAGATGGAGAAACTCAAGTTTACCGTCGGTGAACCGGCAGCGCTAAGGTATGACCCGCTGTTTAATTATAAAGTGGATGATCCTTGGTATAATATGGAGCTCTTAACCAAGTGGAAACACAATAAATTTTTGAAACTGGAAGGGAAGGGGGTGATTGATGTGCCGGAAATTGATTGGGCGAATTTCAAACTGGTGGGTACGCAAGCGTATATGGTGAATGCGTATTATATGCCCATCAGTAATTCTATTTATATTCCTTTAGCGTATATTCAGCCCCCTTTTATTGATTTAGCAGAGAGAGGTTTAGAATATAATTTGACTTATATTGGTTATACGATTGGTCACGAATTATCCCACGCTTTAGACGATGAAGGCAGTAAATTTGACGAAAACGGCAATTTGAATAACTGGTGGACTGACCGTGATCGGCGAATTTTTCAAAGTAAAATAAAGGATGTTATTAAACAATACGAAGAATTTGCGGCCCGTGATGGAATTAAATTTGATGCGTCATTTGGAGTTGGTGAAGATTTAGCGGATATTTCCGGGTTATCTTTAGTGGAAGAATATCTTTTAGATAATCAAATTTTGGAAGAAGACATTGATATTATTAAACGCAACAAGCTTAAATTGTTTTATATTTATATTGCTATTCAGGGAAAACAAAGTATTTATAAAAATGCTTTAAAAGCTCAATTAAAAATAAATCCACATCCTTTAGAAAAATACCGAACCAATTGTCCATTATCACGTTTGCAATTATTTAGGCAAATTTTTGGGATTAAAAGAGGCGATGGAATGTGGTGGTCCAATACAGATACCATTTGGTAAAACGGTTTTATAAGTGGAGACTATTTAGAAAGCTTGGGGCTATTTAGAAAGCTTGGGACTATTTAGAAAGCTTGGGCTATTTAGAAAAGTTATTATAATAATTTAATTAAACTATAATATTTAATAATATTTAATAATTTTAATATAATAATTTTAATATAATAATTTTAATATAATAATTTTAATATAATAATTTTAATATAATAATTTTAATATAATAATTTTAATATAATAATTTTAATAATTATATTTACCTATAATATAAATGCATCACCGAACACGCCGCCATCGCAAGTCTCATCGCAAGTCTCATCGCAAGTCTCATCGCAAGTCTCATCGCAAGTCTCACCGTCTATCCACTAAGAAAGCCCGCACCGTCAAGCGCGTAGCTAGCCGCACTGCATCTCACGCCGCTGGTATGGCTGCAACTGCTGCCAAATCCGCTGCCAAAGCTGCCCGTCGTGCCGCCCGTGCCTCGCGAAGTAATTCAGCGGCCCGTACAGCTAGCGCTGCCAAAGGTGCCTCGCAAGCAGCAAACCGTGCCGCGAATGCCTCCCGTGAAGCTGGAGCAGCTGCCTTCAAGGCCGCCCGTGCCGCCCGCATTTAAGCATTTACTATAATCAAATAATAATAATGTAGTATGCATATTATTATTTACAATGTTAACGAGCATACAAGTGTTAACGAGCATACAAGTGTTAACGAGCATACAAGTGTTAACGAGCATATAAGTGTTAACGAGCATACATGAGAGAAGCATTACCCGATGTAAAGGTCAGAATATTGTAGCGTTCTTCAAATATGGTCAAATCATAATTGTAATCATAAATACGCCAAGAAGGATTATTAATGCCGATAATATCGTGCGTAACGGGATCGCAAATAACAAACACTTGCACCGAGGGATCCATCGGCGGCTGATATGTGTTAATTTCAAACTCAATATTCTTAAATTTACTCAAATTAATCGCTCCACTCGGTTGAAAATCATAAGGGCTCGTATGCAGAGCAAAATTATAACAATACACGCAATCGTTCGCAAAGCCGTCAGACCGTGTGTATTTTTCTATATATTGCAATACCCCAGCATCCTGAACATTCTCTCTATATTTTCCATCCAAGAGCAGACCCCACGTATTCATAATAGTTCGCTGATTGGCAGGATTAAATGTCCCTGTGACATAAATATTGGTGTGGATATTTCCGGACGGATCTAGGGCTGGATAGGCCAGAATAAGTTTTTTATCTTCGGCACATTGATAGGGATAAAACAACAGCTGTTCTGGGTCCGTTTCGGGATTCGGTGGACATATTACATCATAAGGCAAATAATTATAAGGCCAATTCGTATAATTAGACCACTGGTTTCGCAAATTCACATCACTACGTTGAAAATACCACATCCAATTGACGATCAAACCCAAGCTGTCCAATGATATACGATTGGTCCCGGTGACATTTTGAAAACTATATTCATAAATTTCTTTGATTAAATACTGCTGCTGATTTGCGGCGAAGATTTTCACTTCATCTTCCGAGAGAAACGCGTATGTGCTGATTAAATGGACGTCTGCCGCCCAGTCAGTCCGCCTATCCGCATTGGTATAATCTAATTCGGGATTCGGCGGCGGTTGTAAAAAACGACTAAACAGAAATTCCGGCACGATTTGGTTGGATTGAATATAACACATATCCTTGCTCAACACATCACGCACGACAAACAATTCATTCACAGGGCGCACCTCAATATCAATATAAAATTCATTGTATTGGAGACTCGCCAGGGGAAAGGCCATTTTCGCTGCCATTGTGAACCAAATATTCAAGGGAATGTATAATTTACGGGCACGGATGGAGGGTTCGGGACCGGCCTGCGAGGGGTTATAATAGGCACTCGGATAAACATTGCGGCGCGCCCCTGCATTTGCCGGGTCATTTAATTCCGGGACATTGCCAGTCATCGCATAATAGAGTTGTTTTTTGGTTGCAGTGAAATCCCGTTCAACTAAATTCAATAAATATTGGCCCGAGACTTTTTGAATAATTTGCCCCCCTAAGCGAAATGTAATGGTTTTTATTAGTTGGGTCCCTAAATTGTCAATCCATTTGAATTCGTAGGGTCGCCACATTCCGTCGCCATTATTATAGGGGCTCGGACATTGTGGAGGATAAATCGGGCTCCAAATCGTCGGCAGTGTCACGACTAAATACGTATCCATGATGAGGTCCGCATACCGAGGCATTTTAAACGTAAAGGTCGGGGATTCTGTCATCCGCAAATTCCGTGAACCGTCAAAATCAATCCGAAATTTTTGCAAACCGAAATTGGTATATTTAGCATAGGTTGTTTTAAACATTGTTTTAGTGGGATTTCCATTTAAAATGACATTTTGATTTCCATAGGCAATTAGATTTAATAATCCGCCAGGCATGGTCTATTATACTATATGTACACTATTTATTTAACCTGGTTTTTTCCATATCTGTATAACAAAATATCAAACATTGCACATAATTGTCTAATAGTAGTATAATATAAGACAATTATGTCCACTGTAATTCTTATTGCGGTTGCTCTACTGGTTCTCATACTTTTATGTGTTATCTGGTGGATTTATGATAAGTTGACGTTAAATAATAGTAATTGTAGTAAAATGAATAAATTATATAATAAATTCCCGGCGATTCATACGATCAGTGTGGGTAATGATGATTTTAGCCATAACTTCCGAGATTATTATATTAAAACCGCTTATAATTGTTGCTCGGCGGGGACGGTCAAAAATGACTTTGTGAATATTTGCGCATTAAAGAATTGTATCCGGCAAGGCGTACGCTGTCTAGATTTTGAAATTTTCTCGGTGAATAATGAACCGGTTATTGCTGTGTCGTCGCAAAATACCTTTGATGTCAAAGAATCTTATAATATCATATCATTTGCAAGTGCGATGAGTATTGTCGCGGATTACGCCTTTGCGGGTAGTACATGTCCAAATCCGGGCGACCCGCTAGTGCTGCATTTGCGCATCATGAGTAACAATAAACCCATTTACGATATCATGGCGAATGCCTTGTACAAGACCTTGTCGCGCCGTTTATTGGGGAAAAATTTCAGTTATGAAAATAATGGGAAAAACTTTGGCCAAACGCCACTGAAGGCGTTAATGGGGAAAGTCATTGTCATTGTGGATAAAGCGAACCCGTTATTTAGTGATACTTTATTGGATGAATATGTCAATATGGCGAGTAATTCAATCTTTATGCGGGCTTTGCGGTTTCACGATGTGAAGTATACGCCGGATATGCAAGAACTCATTGAATTTAACAAGAAAAATATGTCGATTGTGTTGCCGGATTTATCGCCTAATAACAACAACCCCTCTTCCACACTGTCATTGAATTACGGGTGTCAAATGGTGGCTCTCTCGCTCCAAAGTTTTGACAGTAGTTTGGAATATTATAATGAGATCTTTGACATGGCAGGGAGTGCGTTTGTTTTGAAACCCGTGGAATTGCGGTTTATACCTGTGACTATTCCGACTCCACCGGCGGCCAATCCGGCGTACTCGTACGAGAAACGGGATATTAAAGAGGATTATTATGCGTTTACCATCTAACAACCTTTTTCCAAAAGGTTGGGCCAAAAAACAACCTTTTAAGAAAAGGTTGGGCCAAAAAACAACCTTTTGGAAAAAGGTTGGGCCAAAAGCAACCTTTTGGAAAAAGGTTGGGCCAAAAGCAACCTTTTGGAAAAAGGTTGGGCCAAAAGGGATACGCGCTAGCGCGCGTAAAATGTGTTATTGAGTGTAAAATATCACATTTGACTGAATTTTTATTTTTATAATTTTATAATTTTATATTTTGCAATATCCGTTACACTTGTGTTTTTTATAACAAATATATTTAGTAATAACTATATATATATATATTTTTCCATCTTCTTATATATTTTTCATATTTTTATATAAAGTATATATATATATATGTCCAGAAATCATAATGTGTATAATGAAGATAACGTTTATGACAAATTAGAGGACCCAAATGTTGATGTTGGTGACACTATTTCGTACATTCCAGATAATCAGATGGGATACAAAAAATATAAGGTTGTGAATAATTTAGGGAAAAAAAAACTTAAATTTATTGGAGATTTGGAAGGATCTTATGGTCCAACATATAATGTTGAATCAAAATATAATATGGGCGGAAAACGACGAACCCGCAAGCGTAAGCATAAATCGCACCAGAATAAATCGCGCAAACATAAGCGCCGCTCACATAAAAATAAGCGCCGCTCAAGCAAACGTCGTTAAAATAAAAACAAGCGCAATTTATATAAGCGCAATTTACATAAGCGCAATTTACATAAGAGCAATACGTAAACACTTACAAAAATATAATTTACTAACTATATTTTTGACATAACCGTAAAAACAATATTATTCATAAGCGCTTTAGTGCGTATTTGTTTTGGCCCAACCTTTTCTTAAAAGGTTGTGTTTTGGCCCAACCTTTTCTTAAAAGGTTGTGTTTTGGCCCAACCTTTTCTTAAAAGGTTGTTAAAAGGTTGTTAAAAGGTTGTTAAAAGGTTGTTTTTTTTTGGCCCAACCTTTTCGGAAAAGGTTGTTTTTTAATAAAAGTGTATAATAGTAAACCCATGCCGAAACATAAAACATTATCAAACGTGAAAAAAGAAAACTGTAAACCTCAACAAACTTTTGAAGAAAAAGAATTGGACATACTCCGGGCCGCGGTAGATACCGCTGAAGAGAGACAAGGTAAAAAAATGGCGCAAGCGCCTGAGATTCTCAAAATTATTGATATTTTAGAGACTTTTTTAAAGAAAAAACATTTAATCTGTTATGGTGGGACGGCGATTAACAATATTTTACCGGAATACGACCAATTTTATAATAAAGATGTAGAAATACCCGATTATGATTTCTATTCGGCTAATGCGTTAAGCGACGCCAAGGAACTCGCGGATATTTATAATGCTATGGGATATAATGACGTAGAGGCCAGGGCAGCGGTGCACGTCGGCACCTACAAAGTCTTTGTGAATTTTATTCCTGTCGCCGATGTCACCCAAATGGAAAGCAAACTCTTTAAAGTCGTCCTAAAAGACTCGGTTAAAATGAACGGCATTCATTACGCTCCACCCAATTTTCTCCGGATGGCGGTTTACAAAGAGCTCTCCAGGCCGATGGGGGACATTAGTCGTTGGGAAAAAGTCTATAAACGACTCGTCCTTTTGAATAAACATTATCCATTGAAAAATGCCCACTGTAACGCCGTGAAATTTATGCGGGATTTTGAAGGCACATCGGAAGATTCCAGTCTGATTTACGAGACGGTGAAAGATACGATGATTGACTTGGGACTCGTGTTTATTGGCGGTTTTGCTAGTAGTTTGTATGGCAAATATATGCCGAAAGAACAGCAACAATTTATCCGGAAAGTCCCGGATTTTGACGTCTTGGCGGATGACCCGAAAATGGCGACCACGATTATCAAAGAACGGTTGAATGCGGTCGGCTTTAAAAATGTGAAGATTTATAAGAAACCCGGGGTGGGGGAAATTATTGCGCCGCATTATGAAGTGGTGGTGGATAATGATACGGTGTGTTTCATCTACGAACCGCTGGCGTGTCACAGTTATAATACAATTAAACTGGGACGAAATACGGTGAAAGTGGCGACGATTGATACGATGCTGAATTTTTTCTTGGCCTTTATCTACGCGGATCGGCCTTATTATGACAATGACCGGATTTTGTGTATGGCTCAATACTTGTTTGAAGTACAGGCGAAAAACCGACTAGAACAAAAGGGGTTACTAAAACGCTTTAGTATCAATTGTTATGGCAATACCTCGGAAAATATTGAAACCATCCGGGCCAACAAGGCAGAGAAATTTAAGGAATTGAAAGGGAAAAAAGGAAGCAAGGAATATGAAGAATATTTTCTACGCTATACGCCGGGAGAAAAAGAAAAGGGCGCTAATAATAAAATGAAAAGCAATAAAACGATACCAAAAGAGAAAACGAAAATGACACCAAGAGAGAAAACGAAAATGACACCAAGAGAGAAAACTAGACGTACAAAAAAAAGGGGGACAAAGAAAAAACGAAGTGATGATTATTTCTTCTAAACAAACCTTTTGGGAAAAACACCTTTTGAGAAAAGGTGTAGCCAAAACACACCTTTTGGGAAAAACACCTTTTGGGAAAAGGTGTAGCCAAAACACACCTTTTTGGAAAAGGTGTAGCCAAAATCCGACACTAATCGCACATAAATTTACACTAAATACATTGTAAATTTTTGGCTACACCTTTTCCAAAAAGGTGTTTTTTTTGGCTACACCTTTTCTCAAAAGGTGTTTTTTTCCAAAAGGTGTTTTTCAAAAGGTGTTTTTTCTCAAAAGGTGGGGTTTTGGTCCAACCTTTTCCCAAAAGGTTGTGTATATATATATATTTATATAGTAGTAGTAGTAGTTAAATGCTTTGGAAATTTCTCTTCATTTTCTTTATCTTTATCATTCTCTCTATTTTAGCTTATAATATATATGTCAGTCGCCAGCCATTTAAAGAAGGTTATGAATCCTATGAGTTATGTAAGAAACAAGGTTACCCCCATGATTTTTGTTTTCAAGTACCCATTCAAGCCTGTTTAACCAATTGTGGGGATTAATGATATTTTTTATATATATTTTATTGACTGTATATTTCATTGTCTGTATATTTTTTTATATCATAAAAGAATATAGTAAATGCCTTATACAATAAAGAAAAATCGGCATAAAAACACATATAAAGTTACTTTAACTAACACGGGGCGCGTTCTAGCTTATGCGACCAAAAATCCAGTAAAATTAATGCAAGCAATTGAAATAAACAAACACAAACGCAGTAGTAAGTACAAACGCAGTGGGTACAAACGCAGTAGTAAGTACAAACGCAGTAGTAAGTACAAACGCAGTAGTAAGTACAAACGCAGTAGTAAGTACAAACGCAGTGGCAAACGCAGTAGCAAACGCAGTAGTAAGTACAAACGCACCATAAAACGCAAACGTCGCGGTGGAAATCACGACCTATCCGAAGAAGAAAAGAAAGACTTAAAAGATGCGTTTGAGCAGATTACGAGAGAACTAAACACTACAATCCTTAATTATGGAAATAGACAAGACATTTTTGCGCTAATTATAAAATTGTATGACTTTATAATCAATAATTTTTATAACTTATTCCAAGTCATTGATAATTTTGAAAACTCACTAATTGACCATATGAAAATGATTGATCAGTGGGTCGCAGTATTTATTAAGAATCCCGACAACAAAAATAAATATAATAATTATAATCTTAGATTAAGAAAATTAGTGAATGAAAGTAAACGTTCTAAAGGTGAAGCTCAGCCATTTGCGACGATGCAAGAATAAAATGGAGAGAAGAACGCAGTTACATTGAAAACGCAGTTACATTGAAAACGCAGTTACATTGAAAACGCAGTTACATAGAAAAATACCGAATACCCTTAGTTAAGGAAAAATACAATGCCGCAAAAATTGCACTATTCACCACATAACCAGATAAATTCGGGTTACCATCTTTAGAAAAGAGCGACGGGAGAAACTTGAACACATTTTTCCGCACGACAGGCAGTTGAAAAAGAAAATATAAAATCGCAATTAAAACCGGGGTTTGAATGTTGCTATAAAAATCATCTAAATTAGTGGCTTGTTGTTCTTTGCTATTGTATTTCCGAATAATATCTTCGTTGGTTTGGTGTTCGGTAATATAATCAGTATTATACTGTTCTTGTGGGACATAATTTGGCTGCATTTGCTGGTCTTGGGTTAAGTGCGATTGCGTTTGAGGAATATCCCGGGATGGCAGGGCCGTTAAACCCGCCGCACTGGCTTGTTGTAACCCACTCACGAATTGGTTAATGTTTTGCTGGTTCATGGAGTTTATTTGCGCGGGCTGCCCTTGCTGCTGCATGCCTTGAGCTTGCGGTTGCGGTTGCATTTGCGTCCCCTGTAATAATTCAATGTCACGATTTTGCTGTAATTTCGCTAAGGAACCGTCAATATCCAGTTTAATATTCTCAGTTTGCATTTGGGGTTGCGTTTGCGGAGAGATGGGTAAAGCATCTATACTGGTTGTCCCAATATTCATTTAATATAATATTATAGCATTAATTATATTAAATACTATACGCAACCACCACCTTTTAACCACCTTTTTAGAAAAGGTGGGACCAAAACCTGAAACTAATCGCACATAAAATTAGGTGTGAAGTTATATGCGATTAGTGTTGGATTTTGGCCCAACCTTTTTCTAAAAGGTTGATAAAAGGTGTTTTAGACTACAATTTCTCTCTCAGTTTTTCCACAAGGGACCGCACTTTTCGTAAATGAATAACATTTATCCCCGTGTGTATAGACATTTTTAGTGACTTCGTCAAAGTCGGGGGCTTTGAACACGATACAATTACGATCTTTACAAACTTTTCTAAATAAACTCGCCAAACCTATTCCTAAAATAAAGGAAATGATCATTTGCCCATTGTGGGTATGAATCGTTTTCAACATGTTCTTAATCATTTATATATACACCACTTTTTTAAAAACCACCTTTTAGAAAACCACCTTTTAGAAAAAGGTGGGGCCAAAATACACCTTTTGGGAAAAGGTGGGGCCAAAATACACCTTTTGGGAAAAGGTGGGGCCAAAATACACCTTTTGGGAAAAGGTGGGGCCAAAATACAACCTAGTTGTATATGAATTTACAACCTAATTTTATTTGCGATTAGGGTGTTTTTTGGCCCCACCTTTTCTCAAAAGGTGGTTAAAAGGTGTTTTATTTCTGCAATGGAATCGTCTTAATCATGCTTTTGTTCTTGGGACAGGTGACTTCGTTTGCATTAAACTTGAAGCAATTAGAGGCCTTGTCTTTATACGTAATTTTATTCACATTATCAGGGGTGGGATAAACATAAATGACGGTGGGTTCCGGGTTAGATAAATACACAAATAATAAACCAATTGCGAGACTGATTAAAAATATACGCAGCGACAGAAATTTCAAAAACATTTATATACATTTAAGGTATATAAAATAAATTACCGTTTTTCAACATACTAAATAACATTCTTAATCACCCCGCTTTTCACATCGCCATACACTTCCTGTTCTAAATCACCCAAGGTATATTCTTTTTGCACTAAAGCAAAGGTGTTGTCTTTACGGTCGTCCGTATTATCCATTTCAATTGCGGTGATAACATATTTCATTTGCTGTATTTTCTCTGCTAAAGGTTCAATGATCTTTAAATATTTCTCCACCATTTCGTTAATAAAACTCGCGCGAGGGTTTTCTTTGTACAGTTTATAAATATTCCGTAAATCGCCGATTTCACTATACAGTTGCGTTTCTGCTCTCGTAAGCCGGGCTTTCTTTTCGGGATTATTCGCCACTTCATTGTATTTTTTTTGTACCATGAGTTGGGCTTTGCTGTAATTCCCGAGGTTTTTCCGGAGCTGGTCAAAGTTGTCAAATGCGGCGTTTTCATTGTCAATATAGCCAAATAAGAAATCTAATTTCGTCATAATAATCTTTGTTTTGATAGAGTCTATGTTTTTACTGTAATTTTCGTCTAAACTAAGGATGTTGGCATATTTGCCTTGATTTATTTCAATGTTTAGCTTACAGGGCTTGGCAGTGACACCACAGGCGGCCTTTAAAACCCGGTCTTTAGTGGTGAACACGGACCCCCCCACGACTTTGCAGTTTACACACTTGGGTCTAAAATCCTTAAATAACTTGTGTTTTTCTTTTTTACTTAAAGCTTCATTCTTGTGTAATTTCGTTTTTAAATCCTCAAATTGTTTTTCATATTTGGATTTCAATTTAAAGTAATCCCCGATGGCGTTAATGAGAGGTTCTTCCATATACAACCTTTTGACAAAAGGTTGAACCAAAACAACACCTTTTGGAAAAAGGTTGAACCAAAACAACACCTTTTGTGAAAAGGTGTAGCCAAAACAACACCTTTTGGAAAAAGGTGTAGCCAAAATACAACCTAGTCGTATATTGATTTACTTGTGAATTTACACCTAATTTTATTTGCGATTAGGGTCGGGTTTTGGCTACACCTTTTCCCAAAAGGTGTTTAAAAGGTGTGTAATGTATTAATTATTTTTTTATACGTTGGTAAATCCCGTTTAGTTAAAGACGCGTTTAACTGCTTTATAAGTGTATGTTGTTCATCCTTGGTGTAGTTACCGGTATAAAGTTTGGCAATAACATTGTCCGGATGGAGGGTTTCACACACTAAGTTATTAACCTGCATTTTCCCGTGGTCGGCTAAAAGCACATTGTATAAAGTCTCGCCGTTGTATTTGACTTTCTTGACACCGTCTGCGCAATCCAAGAAGCGGTAGGCGGGGACCATATTGCCTTGAAATTCAATCAAGTGGTCTTTGGTCATAAGGGTTGTTTGATTAGGACAATTATAATTCACCGCGTGTTTTTCAAAACGAATCAGATAGTTGTCTAGTGTTGTTGTTTTTGTAAGATGCCGGATGGGTTGCCGATTGATGGTATGTGTTTGGGGATTAATGTTTTCAATCAGCGTTAGTCCTTGATCCGTCTGAACGGGGGTACCCGCCGGAAAACAGATGTTGGAAATAGGTAAGGGTGCAGGGGTCGGGGTTGGTGCAGGGGTTGGTGCAGGGGTAGGGGTTGGTGTCGGGGTCGGTTGTGGTGGGACTACGTCATCAACAATACCATTTGCCTCTCCAAAGCCTACTAAGGGTTGTGGCAACTCACTTACGGATGGCCAATACAAAGGAATCGTTTGTTGATCTACGGTTCTACCATACCCGACAATAATGCCACTAGAACTAATACCATTAGCCTTTCCTCCTAAATAGGTTGTCAAATCAAATGGCAAGGGTTGCGGTAAAGTGTCTAGTGATGGCCAAAACACAGGTACGAAACTATAACCATCGGGTGAGTCAGCAAACCCGACAATAATGCTGTCGTCATTGATAGCATTAGCGTTTCCCCCATAGGGGTAGGTTGTAAAATCCCAAGGTAGCGGTTGCGCTAAAGTGTCTACTGATGACCAAAACACTGGCGTGTCATAATAATCTACGTTGTTCAAATTAGCGTATCCAACCACAACACCGTCGGTATTAATACCATTAGCCTTCCCCCCAGAATATGTCGTTAAATCAAATGGTAATTGTTTTGACTTAGCGATTACTGATGGCCAATACAATGGAAATGGGCTGAGTTCTTCAGTTATAACAGAATTTCCAACAACAACACCGTCAGTATTAATTCCATTTGGGCTACAACCGTAACCATATCCTTCATCATCCATTATGCGTGGCTTATCTGTGACTGAAATCCAATATTGAGATAAGATTCCATCGCTAGAACCACCTGTATACCCAACAATTACGCCACTGGTATTAATCGCATTCGCGCTGTCTAGAGAATACTTAACAAATGTCTGTAATGTTTGCGCCTTAGCAGTTAAAGACGACCAAAATACAGGTTCATCCAGGTTAGTTCGTCCAACAATAATCATTATATTAAATGTAGATATAATAATTATTTACAACACACACCTTTTAACAACCTTTTGGAAAAAGGTTGGGCCAAAACAACACCTTTTAGAAAAAGGTTGGGCCAAAACAACACCTTTTAGAAAAAGGTTGGGCCAAAACAACACCTTTTAGAAAAAGGTGTAGCCAAAAAAACACCTTTTAGAAAAAGGTGTAGCCAAAAAAACACCTTTTAGAAAAAGGTGTAGCCAAAATACAACCTAGTCGTATATTGATTTACTTGTGAATTTACACCTAATTTTATTAGCGATTAGGGTGTTTTTTGGCTCAACCTTTTTCTAAAAGGTTGGTTTTGGCTACAACTTTTCCAAAAAGGTGTTTAAAAGGTGTTTAAAAGGTAGGCAACCCCGTAATCATCGTCGTATTTTGGCTTTTCTTCTTCTCAAAAGCCAATTGTTGTAATTTAGAGATAATGTATTCTTGTTTTTTTCTCTCTTTCACTTCCAATTCGGCCGGAGTGGGTTTGCCTTTATACCTGTATAAGAGCCAGCCACCAATGACTACCACTAATAATATTACCATACTTATATTAAAGAGAACGCTAATATAATTATCTTTAAATTTACGACATTCTTTAAGCGTACCATTCAAAAAATACCGTACACCAGGTTCTATTAAAGAGGGTTTAAGGTAGTAGTCCATTTATATATATATACACACCTTTTAGGAAAAGGTGTAGCCAAAACAACACCTTTTAGGAAAAGGTGTAGCCAAAACAACACCTTTTAGGAAAAGGTGTAGCCAAAATCCGATACTAATCGCAGACAAATTCACACATAAATTAACACACAACTTCACACCTAAATTTATTTACGTTTAGTGTCTGATTTTGGCTACACCTTTTCCTAAAAGGTGTGTTTTGGTCCAACCTTTTCCTAAAAGGTGTGTTTTGGTCCAACCTTTTCTCAAAAGGTTGTTAAAAGGTGTTGTTTTGGTCCAACCTTTTCTCAAAAGGTTGTATATATGACTACACCCAATCCAACATTGTCTCTATTATGGTTCGTCATCATTACTACTATTTATTTTATTATCAAATACAAGACCTATGACCCTATGAATACTTCTAGTTCAGGGAAGATTTATGGCGGGATTTATTTGCTCCTCTTGATCGTTGGCGAATACTCCATCAATCTGAATTTAACCAATGTCATGTGTGGTTCTAATCAATGGGGAACGGCCATATTTATTACACTTTTCCCCTGGCTCTTTATTTTTGGTCTCTTGTACATTATGCTGAGTGTTTTTCCTGGTTGGTTAGCCCCTTTTTCCAATACCTTCGGGTATGGTATCGCTAAACTCAGCGGGTTATCAGGTTTCTTGGACAAAATTATGAAAGATAAATTAGATTTAGGGCAAGGGGCTTCGCCGGAAGCGAGTCAAGTCTTGGAGCATATATATTCAGATAAATCTCTCTTGATTAATGAAATCACCGACAGTAACCTAGACCGATTTTGGACAAACATGCAAGTCATGTTTAAGCCGACAGAATATACAGACAACAATAAAATCGCTTTAGCAGGTTTTGTTCGGCTCAAAGATATCGTATCGGAATACATTTGGTATATGTTGACCGGGGCTTTAGTAACATCAGTGAGCTATAATTATGTGGTCAATAAAGGATGTAGTCAAAGTGTGAAAGAATTGAAAAAACGGCGTGATGAATATCAACAGGATTTAACCAAGAAACAAGAGGCGGCAGCGACGAATAAACCAAAGGTGTATAGTACAACGGAGTAGGTCCTTACACAACGGAGTAGGTCCTTACACAACGGAGATATTTAGACTATACAACCCGTACAATCTGACGCAAAGATACAATTATTATAGCCATAACCAGGATTTACACAACCTATTTCACCATTGCCTAAATTACCGCAACCACTTTTACAAAAGCCGTTTCTTAAAAAACTTGGGTAATACCAAGGGTATTCTACAGGGTATTCTACAGGGTATTCTACGGGGTATTCTTCTGGATAATAGCCCTGATTATACCAAGGATAATTCCATCCTGCCAAGCCTAAGCCCCATCCCCAGCCCCAGCCGCCGTAACCTCCACCACCGCCACCATAACCTCTGTGACCATAACCTCTGTGTCCATAACCTCTGTGTCCTCCACCGTGACCACGACCTCCTCCACCGTGACCACGACCTCCTCCACCGTGACCACGACCTCCTCCACCGTGACCACGACCTCCTCCACCGTGACCACCACCACCACCACGCCCTCCACCACGATTACCTTCAATGATCCCCCTATTTTTTCTTAAGACACTGTGGGTTAATACCAATACAATAAGACTAAAGATGATATATTTCATTATGGAATAAGTGAGTATGCCGTTACTCATTTTACATATAGAGAGAAAAAAACATAATATATAATTTGCCATAGTGTAAAGTATATATATTACGCGCTAATAAGTCTCACATATATAGCCAAAGGTGTTGTTTTTGGCCCAACCTTTTTTAAAAGGTTGTTTTTGGCCCAACCTTTTTTAAAAGGTTGTTTTTGGCCCAACCTTTTTTAAAAGGTTGTTTTTGGCCCAACCTTTTTTTAAAAGGTTGTTTTTGGCCCAACCTTTTTTTAAAAGGTTGTAAAAGGTTGTAAAAGGTTGTTTTTGCCACACTTTTTTCAAAAGTGTATATATAATGTTTATTAAACAAATTGTACGCCGAAATGTTCTGAGTACGTCCATTTTAGTGTATATTTGTCTTTATTTACTAATTATGTCTTTAAAACCGAGTTTTTTATTTCAAAAGGATGGCCGTTTACGAGACTTTGGAATCGGGTATCGGAATAAAACCATTATACCGGTTTGGTTTTTAGCCATATTTATTGCCACGCTTTCTTATTTTTCAGTCATGTATTATGTGACTGTGGAATAAATCGCTCAATTGATTCATTTCCAAAAAGGGGTGGATATTATTACATACTAAAGTATCGTAGACAATATAAATCGTTGCAAACATTAAACCTTTATCGGCATCATTAAACGTGCTACAGGTCAAGCCCCATTCCTCTACCGAACCAAGACTAAAATCCATAGGCGTTTCAGTGGGGATTTTGTGATTGTTAAAGACAATTGTATAGATAACTTCATCACGTAATTCTGAACGTTTATTAGCGTCGGCTTCGTAGAGGGCAAGATATTCATCGTAGTCTATTTCCGTAGTGGTATCATTACCTATTTCGGGTCTATCGTCGCCTTCTGCTTCAACTTCGCCTTCTGCTTCAACTTCGCCTTCTGCTTCACCTTCATCTTCGGCATTGTAGCCATTCATTTCATCATAGCTATAATATTCTTCTTGCTCTTCTTCTAGCGTGTGGCAATAGCAGGACGACATTCTTTTCTTTTTTTGTTAGAGGAAGGCTCTTTAAATGGTTTTAAGTGATATATAATATAAACTTTAAATCAATTTTTATATTATAACAGGTTTTTCCTCCCTCATCAATATATATATTAATGCGATTAGTTGTACATACATTAGCCATACATTTATTTTGTATCTTGTTTTTTGCCTTTTTTTATTACTATTTTTCCATACATTTTTATAATACTACCCCACATAAATTTAAACAAACTAAGCGTGATTCCAAAATAGAGTCAATCATTGATTTTTTGCTTTTTAGCACAACCATCCAAGCGGGGGTGGGCATAAGCGACATGATTCCCGTTTCGGTATATGGGAAAATACTCATGATATTACAGCAATTATTAATGATATCTATAAGTGTAATAACCATCTATGTTTATACAAAGTAACCGTGCCTAATAATATTTACGAACAATATAAGCTCCTGACATAAAAAATACAGTATCCATTATAGAATCAATCAAATTACTGCGGCCTGTTAACTTGTACGGTTTAGCCATACCAATTAACATTTGCCAACACTCCCAAATGGTATGTACTATAAACAATTTAAAAATATACAATCTAGGGTCGCCTTTAAAATATAAATACATATAACCAAAAATTATGCCATTAATTAAATGCACGAGCGACCAGCCAGAAACATAAAAGGTTTTGGTAGATGATCCGATTATGTCAACGCCTAATATATATTTTAATTTTTCAGGTAAAAAATCATCACCACTGTTATAAATGATATTATGAAGATTCATATACTATACACGCATAGAATATATTCGCATTCAGCGTGATATTACACTTGCTCGGCTTACACTTGCTCCGCTTACACTTGCTCCGCTTACACTTGCTCCGCTTACACTTGCTCCGCTTACACTTGCTCCGCTTACACTTGCTCCGCTTACACTTGCTCCGCTTATAACACACGCGGAGCGTACACAAGGTTGTTGTGTTTTGGCTACACCTTTTTCTAAAAGGTGTTGTTTTGGCCCAACCTTTTCCCAAAAGGTTGTGTTTTGGCTACACCTTTTTCTAAAAGGTGTTGTTTTGGCCCAACCTTTTTTGAAAAGGTTGTTAAAAGGTTGTTTTAGTCAAACTCTTCATCCCCGTCTAGACCAAACTCGTCATAATCCGCGTCTTCGCCCATATAATCAATATGCGTGGCTTCATCTTCAATCGCCGCCGCCTCCTGTTCTTCCGTTAACATATCAAATCGGTACATTTCCCGATTCATGTCCGAGACATCTTTATTCTTGTTTAAGCGGGCATCCATGACCATTTGTTTCTCCATGGCTTCGCGTTCTTCATCATAAGTGCCTTTCTGGTAACTGACCAACCCTTTTTGCAATCCTTTATTCCAGCGTTCTAATTGCTGGTTTTTGAAAATTGTTTCCACTTCGCGTTCTTCATCCGTCATGTTCTTTAACCGCCCCGTAATATCATCTTTTTCTTTCTCTCTGGCCCGCAACACACGGTCTAACATACTTTTGTAATTATAATTCACCACCTTTTTATCATTACAGATAATGCCGACAAAGGCATTCAACAGTTTCGCCACTTTTTCAGCGACATCCTTTCGCTCACCTTGGATAATTTCCAACTCCAAGAGATCGCCATTTTGTGCCGCAAACGCATTTTTGGGTGTGGTTAATTCACTTTCCCCGAGGTCCTCGGCACCAGCGTCGCGCGTTTGTTTTGGCCGGCGCTTAATGAGTATGTCCTCGTCATCTTTCAACTCCATTAAATCTGTCAAGGCGCTATAAAAATAGAATTTAAATAAGCGGATCACTAACCGCCGTTCCATCGTGGAATAAATGAATTTATCTGGTCCGAGTTCCAAGGGGGCGTAATATTCCGTGAGGTTTGCTAATGTATCTGTATCGCGGGTAAGTTGCACGTATTTCTGCAAAAGCGTCTCAATATCCGGGTCTTCGTAAAACTCGTTCAGGGAGACATAATGGTTGTTAATAATCGTATTTATATCTAGTGTGTGGCGCGCGGATAAGCCCCAATGTTTCGGAATTGCCACGGCGCTGTTATCTACTTTATTCAATATAATATTAGGAAATTCCCGGGTCAAGCAGCGGAGCGAGTTTTTAATAAAATTCAGCATTTTAAAAACCGTTTCGTCTTGACTATCTATGCTGCGATTATCCCCCGTTTCTTGAAACTCACTAATGTTTTCTAGACAGTCTTTGAAAAACGCAAAATCGCTGTCCGTGAGGGCGCCCGTTTTCTTGACAAATTCCAAGAGGTTGCGCAACATTAGTTCATTCATGGTCGCCAAATAATTCTGTAAGGCTCGCATGTCAGCCGTGTCTTCCGTTAAACCGTTGATTTCGTAGGTCGCCAAGACTTTGCGCAATTTCTCTAGAAAAGCCACGGGAATATTTGTGACTTGACGGTGCTCCAGGGAACTTAACAAGTCTTCCAAGGCTTGCTTGCTGTTTAGTGGGACGCTTTGCCGCTGCGTATTAACAATATTACTACGGTTCACGAGTAGAAGGAGTTGTTGCAAGGTCGTGTGCGAATAATTGCGCCCGTCGCTTTTCAATTTCCGGATTTGTTCATTTAAACTTAATTGGTCATTGAACTGCTCGGGCTTATTCATACAAATCGCCTTCAGCTCAGGGCTGATCGGTATATTGTTTCCGTATTTACAAAATACAATAAACGCCTTGTAGATGGTTTCTTCCGAAAATTCCGTCGGTAGGGGGGGAATGACGTTTTTGGTATCTCGGGGGTCATAATAAATACCCGCCTTGGCCATGCGTTGGAGGTCATGGAGGGTGTTGGCTAATTCCGTGATGTGGGTATTAAACACAGCTAGATCCGGCTGGGCTTCTTTAAAATATGCGATGGTGCTTTGTTTGCCCGTGCCTTGACAACACGCGTTTTCCAAAAAGGGCACGCCGCCATTATTCGTCATAATCAGTGGTTTTTTGTGGACCGTCTTTTGAATCAATTCAATGATCCCCAGGCCATACTGGATCATTTTCCCCCGCATAACATTGATCATGTCCGTTTGTTTAAGCGAGCCTTTCCGAAGAGCATCTAGCAAGGCTTTATTAAATCCCTCCGAGACGGGCTGAATCGTCGGCAATTTTAGGGGACCGAGGGGGGGTAAGAAATGCCGCATATTGGCGATTTGGTGCTCCAAGGGAATGAGTTCCGGGGGATTCAAGAGCAAATACTGCTGTTTCATTTTGATGAGCTCTTGCACTTCTTCCGTCGGCAAAAGAAATTTCGTGATTTGGGCTTCTAGCCGCTTCGTAATGGTCGTGGCATTCATTTTTTGCAGGGCTTTCCAGTGTTCAATTGGACTTTTAATTTTATTGACAATACAGGCCACGTAGGTGAGACCCGTGAGGTCTTCGGTGCCGCCCAACGGAAAACCACTGAAGGATTTCACACAGCCGGGGTGCGTTTTGCGTGTCAGCAAGGACGGAATGGAGGCTTGAACGGCGACGAACAAATACGCGAGCGTGGAGAAAATCAAAAATTGGTAATACGTGGTTTGGTAATCGTCTTGGTTTTTCTTGCCTTGGGTGGCGGCTTTCGCCAGCATCGCATTATAGGCGGCTTCCGATGGCATCTTTGTTTCTTGGAGTTTCTTGACATTGCGTATAATAAAATCCAGGTAAGCGTCCAGTGTGATGCCCATGAATTGCGTCATCGTCTTGACAATACTGGCGATTTTCTCTGATTCGGGGTCTTCAAATTTCCGCTGGGCCTTTTCTTGTTGCAGAATAGATTCGCCCAAATCGGCTTCTAAGACGGCGCGGCTGATGTTTTTGTAGCCTTCTTCGGTATATTCTTCGTCCGTGCTGAAAAAGATTTTCCGGATAATATAACCACTGTGTTTATCCACCCAGGAATCCCCGTCGTCGCTCAGTTTGCCTTGGTCTTTGCAAATTTGTTCAATGGTATAGACGAAATCCTTTTCATTGACAAAGGCCCGGGCGAGTTTAAAGAGAAAGGATGGTAATAAGGGGGTGTTGGTTTTGATACAATACAGCCAGTAGGGTTCTTCGTGGTCTAATGGCTCCCGACAGAAGAGTGTTACAAACTTGATGGTATCTTGTTGTCGTTTCACGTAATCGGCTTGGCCCAATATGACGTCGCGGAGTTTCAGATACGGTGAGCGGATTTCGTCTGTCTCTTCCAGGGTCATGCCTAACGTGTAGTGTTTATAATTGTATTTATAGGTTTGGGTATGTTGTAAATCCAATATAATCTGTAACCGTTTGGTGGCGTCTTGTAAATCGTCATTAATGTTTTTAATAATCACGGCTTTATTGACGTTTAATTGTTCGTCAAATTCTTTGAGTACGAGTTTTAAATTGGCATCTTTCAAGATGTTGGCGCCAGTTTCTAGGGGATCGCATTGATTTTTGACGGCTATGCATTTTTCGTCCAAATTGCAAATCATTTTCAATTTATCTTCAAAGACGTCCATGGAAATGGATTCATCGTGGACCCAAGTGTTATTTTCACGGCGGTAATAGTGGACGGCCAAATCTGCGCCTGTACCTGTGCCTGCAACTGTGCTTGCACCAGCCACTTCTAAAATGGCATAATCCCCCTCTTCCACCAGCCGTTTCCCCGTTAACATGGCTTCCGCTTCGCGTCTAGCGAGGGCTTCTTTTAAACCGATTTTACTCATTAAATTCGTAATTAAAAACCCAATATAAGCGTCTTTAGACATGGCTGGATCAGGTTTCTTATACTCATTGAGTAATTCATAATGAGTTTTATCATATTTCTTGTCAAAATACAGCTCTGCGCCATTATCAGCTTGTAATTCGTCCAAGGCAATATACCGTTTCGCAATTTCGGTGTAAGTTTTGCATTTGTTTGGCTGTGCCGCTACGCTTGTTGGACCCGCTACGCTTGTTGGACCCGCTACGCTTGTTGGACCCGCTACGCTCGCTTGTGTAGTCTTGATATACTTACTTACTTCGTTCAAGTCTTTCAGCCCGTTGGCAATCATTAAATTGGACCCCATTAGGGCAATCGCTGTGTTATACAGACGTCCACAATCCATGTCTGTAATGTTTTTCAGAAATTCCACACTCGTCAGATTCGTTAAGCTAGTGTCGGTAAACCCATAGGCAGTCAACACGTTTTCTTTCAGCGCCTGTTGTGTATCAAAGATATTCGCCAGTTTGGGCTTGAAATTGCCAATGGTCACTTTTAGCGCCCCGTACTCACGGACTTTGAGTAAATAATTCTTCTTGAATTCACTAATTCTTTTGCTAATATACGCCGTCATTTCTTGATATTGCACGAATGCCACATCGTCCTGATAAATCATAAAGGGTTCCAAATAGGCCAAAATATCGTGCACACTGAGGTTGTCCTCAATATACGGTTTAATTAAATTGAACAAGAAAGAGGTCGTGGGAACGACCGTGTCCAGGTATTTTTCATACAGCCTGCCAGGCCCTGCCTCTATTCTCGCCGTAGTGTCCACAGTCATTTCGGTGACGTGCTTCAAAAATCCCGTTTTCGTATAATCCACCGGTTCACCTAACCGTTCAATCGCTTTTGTTCTGACCTCGGTATTATTTTGGAGTAATTGCCAATAGTTCAAAAAATGCTCATTTAAATTGGCTTTGAGTAAAATATTGGTATAAGGGAGATTAATACGGGCGAAACGGACTGTTACTTCGGGTAAGAATAAAAGGGATTTTAAAACCATGGTATCGTTTTCGGTTATTTTTTTCTGAGTAATGGAGGTTTCCCCGCCGCGAAATTTCTTTACTTCTAACCCAGTGACACCCAAGTTGTATTCTTGAATGACAAACCGCCGGCGTTTTATATCCGTGGCCTCTTTACCGGCACCCAATACGGAAGAGAAAAAATCGCCCAAATTATCTACGATCGCGGCAATATTCGTATTAACTTTGAGAATCGCCAACGGGGTGTCGTCGTCACTGACGCCCGCCAAATCATTGGCAAAAGGAGTGAGATACGGATCAAGCGCTTTTAATAAAAAAACGTATTTATTGTCTTGTTCTGGAACATTCCCGGCGTTATACTGATCCAGAATGGCGTCTTCTTCTTTGCGGTCGTCGGCCAAGGTGAGCGAGAGTAGGTCTGTATAATCGCCGGCATCTTCACCTGCATCATCGTAATCGTAGACTTTCTTGAGGTTTTTTACCACGGGTAAAAGCCAATAAAGTTTCTGTTGAAAGGTTTGCAATGTTGCGATGAGGGGTTTATAATTCTCACCTTGGATCCGGGCTTTGACTAAATTGCCGTCTTTGTCAAAAAGGGAGAATTTACGGCGTAACTGTTTAAAACGTTCAATCATAGTATGAATGTTGTTCAAGACCGTATCCGTTCGCTTTATATTGGGGATGGTAGAGAGAAGTTCATCTAATAAATCTCCCGTTTGTTTTTCTAAACTATAACGTTGTTCGGCTTCTGGTAAATCCACGATTTGGGTTAATTCTTCTTCGTCCGTGCCGAACTGTATTTGGTCCGCGCTGATAAACATGGCCCGAATCTGGGCTTCTATTTTTTTGATGGGCTCCGCGTCCCCTTCCGTTTGTTCTTCAGCCAGTTCTTCGGGGTCAAAAGATGTCACTGTGGCAGTTTTGCGGCTTGGATCTGGACCTGCTGTGCTTGGACCCGCTGTGCTGTCAGGATTTGCTGTGCTTTCAGGATTTGCTGTGCTTTCAGGATTTGCTGTGCTTGCGCTAGGCCTTTTCCGTAAATTTATCTTAATAATCGGAATATCCTCCGGTATGCCCTTGTAGGCAAAGTCCAAAAAAATGATGTCTTTTTCAGGGTAGGTCATAATTTCAATCATATCTTCTTCTAAATTTGTAATTTCTCCTGTGATAATGGTTGGAACATCGCCGCCAAAATATATATCAATCCACTTACCAGGTACTAAATCATTTTGCAAGGCGTAGCTGGCTGTTGCCTCCCGACTCAAGATATTAATTATAGTAATGGATTCATTATCTAATTTTCCCGTCTCATCTAGGGTTAAACTTTTCTCTAAACCGGAACCTTCTACTAATACTATCTTGGTTTTATCTAGAAATTTAATATAAAAAGTATGATGATCCAGGGCTGGATCGCCGGGGGCGACAATTTCTATAATATCACCTAATTGGATGCTTATTTTATTAGAGCTCATACCTTATATTTATAATATATAATTTATATATACTAAATATTGTATATTATATATTATAATTGGTGAGGGTTGTTTACAATACGCTGATTATTTAGGTTTGCTTAGCTTACGTTTGCTTAGCTTACGTTTGCTTAGCTTACGTTTGCTTAGCTTATGTTTGCTTAGCTTACGTTTGCTTAGGTTACGTTTGCTTAGCTTACGTTTGCTCCGCCTATTCTTCTTTGTGCCCCCCACTACTTTACGTTTCTTACTAGTCTTCTGTTCTACGGGGCTCGGGGCCAGTTCATACGTCAATTCATCAAATAATTCACTGGCATCGCCCGCCACTAAGCCGAGTTGTTCATATAATTGAATAAATCGGTCTTTTTGTCCACTTTTGACCAATGCTCGCATAAGCGAGCCCGACATGTCTTTTATAGGAATGGGTAATTCCTCATTTTCAATATAATGTCGTATTAAAGCCTTTTCATCCGCATCCGCTAACTCGGTACGGCCTAATTTAAGATCATATTTTTTAAATATTCTGCTCCCATCGGCGTCGGGCGCATTAAACAAAACACCTTGGCTCAATAAATAAGGATTAATCATTTTATCAAATGCGCCTTGCCTGTCGGAACCTAAAATGATCTCCATATTTGTAGGGGGGTGGCCCTGTGCCGTTTCTAGTTTAAGCATTCTACACAATTGCGATATAATGAAGCGGTCCCCACATTCGGACGAAAATTCATTGGCATCTTTTGTACACAATACCGCTACAGAAATATCGGCTAATTCGGGATGATTAATTTGCATTTGCTGAATCAAGCCTTTCATTTGCAATAGCCCACGTTTGCGGTCACAGGTTAAAGGGTCTTTTAAATTATCTTTGGAATGGGACAAAATTATATACACCCGGCCGTGACCTAAATCCCCGGGAGGCAATTCTAAGTTGGCTTCCAGCATAACTTTAATTAATTCCATGTGGCCAGGGGTTGGGGGATTCATCCGGCCGATGGTGAAGATGATGGTGTTTTTCCCTGATGCAGAGTCCATGCGGTTATATTCTTACTACAGATTTTTTTTACCGATCAAGATTTCTTTGGCAATCCGTCGGATGATTTTATTCTCACTTTCTAAGATGGGGCCATTCCCACCAGTAGATTGAATGACGAGTTTCATATATTTGTCATTTAAACGGGATTGGTTATCCTTGCTTTCGGGGTACTCATTACTCCAATTATAAACGAGTTTCATATTTCTAAACGAGACGTTTTTAATGGCCTGGCGGAGCTTAGGATTGTCTTTTTCTTCTTTCATCCAGACGTTTTCGTCCTTCACGTAAATAATTTCCCGCTTTGCGTCACTGCAATGGATTGGGCGTTTATAAATGTCCATACTATTCAACTTATCCACGATGATTTTGGTGATACCTTCTACATAGCCGAGTTCGCCGACGCTTTCTAAATCCGACAGTTGGAGATCAAACGAATTGGCAAAATCGCTAATGTTCATGGCATCCTTGCATTGTTCGTTCAAGAAGAATTGAAGATTAAATGTTTTGTTATTGTTATTATTGTGACTGTTTATGGTGTTGATGCTGTTATTTTTACAGACTTCAATCATTTGTTTTTGTAATTCGCTATTGCTTTTCACCATATCTAAAACAATATTTTTGAATTCTGAATTTTCTTTTATTAAAAGCTCAATAATTTTATCTTTATTCAGTTTGTTTTCTGCTTCATTTGCATCTATTTCATTTGCATCTATTTCATTTGCATCTATTTCATTTGCATCTATTTCATTTGCATCTATTTCATTTGCATCTATTTCATTTGCATCTATTTCATTTGCATCTGAAGTTATAACAGTTTGGATAGTAGAATTGCATATTTTATTATGTGACCATAAACCCTTTCTAGATTTATATTCTTTACAACAAAAAACACACGTAAAACTTTTTTTTACGTAAATCTTGTTACCTGATGTGTTACTTAGATGTTTTCTAGTTAAGATATGTCTATCCCAATCATTTTTTCTACTACATATAATGTCACAAAATAAGCAACTATATTGTTTTGCGGAATTTGCGGAATTTACGGAAAATTCTATTACCATTTTTATATACTCAGAATATAATATTACGTCTAAACCTTTTAAAAAAATAATATATATATAAAATTTATCATCACAAATATTTTCTTCCCGCATCGTTTTTCAGAGCATCTCCAAGCAAAACCACTTTTTCAAAAAAAAATTTTGCCAGTTTAAAAGGCACTTTTGATTTTTGGACATTTTTAAAATGTCCTTTTTTGAAAAAAGTCGGCCAGACCTGAAAACTTCTTTTTTTTTCAGAAATTCTTCGATAGAAATTCTTGAACTAAATTTGTGAATATTTTTTTATATTCTGTATTTTCTTTTATCAATGTTTCAAGAAGTTTGTCTTTATCTTGATGTATAAATTCTTGTGGATCACTATTGGGATTTATATTATGTTGTCTAGTAGTATTGCAGGTTTTATTATGTTTCCACAAACCAGATCTATCTTTGTATTCACGATCACACATTTTGCATTTATAGTTTTTTCTATTATTAAATAATTGTTTTTCGTGCTCTGTTTGTTGTATTTTTGAGTGTTTTGTGGTTTTTAAATGTCGTTCATATTGACTACATCTTACTGTCTTATAGTCGCATATTTTACAAGTATATTTTGATGTAATAGATTGACTAATATCAGTTGTTGCTTCATTTTCTTCCTTTTCTTCCTTTGCTTCCTTTTCTTCATTTTCTTCCTCCTCTTTCTTATCTTCTTTCACCTTCTTCTCTTTCTTATTGGGAAATGGTTCAACACTGTTCAAATTCGCATTTAAAGAGAGATAAAATTCCTGTTCTTTCATTCTAGCTTCGGTATGGTTGGCACAATTAAAAAACCCAATAATCTCCATTTTCCAATTTGACCAGCCTCCGTGTTTTCTAATTATTTCATATAATTTACATGTATTACTTTTACTACTTTGTTCGTGTGAAAGTTGTCTTTGAACAAAATTTATCGTATGACCGACATAAAGGTCTGTAATAGCGTTATCTTTACAACTAATTTTGTAAAAAAGCGTGTTTGAATACTTGGACATTATATTCTATGATTATTATAAAAAAATACTTATAAGTAATTTTTTATAATAACAAATATATTTTATAGCACCACACATGTTTATTCCTCTTTGTCATTAGACACTTCTTCCGTGACTACAACTACGTTTTCATCCGTCACTACGTTTTCATCCGTCACTACGTTTTCATCCGTCACTACGTTTTCTTCTTTGATAATGGCGGCAGCTGCCGCCGCTGTGGCTGCTTCCTCTTTAGACTTTAACCATTTTTGATATTCCAATTGTCTAAGTCTGTCTTGTTCTTGCAACTGTTCCACTGTAACAAGTCCATTCAATACGGCCTGTACAATTCGCATCATACAGCCCCAACTACATCCACTGTGGCGGCCATCATCTAATAATGTTTCCATTTGCTTCTTAATTGCTATTCGCCGTGGGTTGGTTTCTGTGGTATACATAAAACCTCCATTACCATCAAAACTTTTAATATAATCCGTAATTTCAGGATATTCGCGCAAGATGTCAAGGGCTTCATAAACGTCGCTGTGAGTCATTTTTAAGATAATTTGCAATTAGTAGATAAATATAAAACCATTTCAATTTTATAATAAACAACCTTTTACACAACCTTTTAAACAACCTTTTAGAAAAAGGTTGGACCAAAACACAACCTTTTTCTAAAAGGTTATGTCTTGTATAATCTAGGAGGCGTTGTTGTGAAAAAAATATTTGTAAAAACATTACCGTCTAAAGTGTCATCTGTTTTATGTTTAACGTAAATGTTTTATGTTTAACGTAAATGTTTTAGAGTTCGCCGTTTATTCTTAATTTTTTTATTTTTGTTAGTTTTATTCTTACTTTTATTCTTACTTTTATTCTTACTTTTATTCTTACTCTTTTTTTTCTTATAACCTCCCCAACCTTCACGCCAGGCTTCGCGCCGGACAGACCTTTTATCTCGGTCCGTCATCGTGGTTCCGTAAAATGTTGAACACGATAAATCAATCAAGAGAATATTTTTAACACCTCGGTCTTTCAAATAATAGACAATATCTTTCAAATCAGTTTTATAAGGAGGTCGCAAGGTACTAAAAAAATCCAATTCACCTTGTGGAGTATTTAGGAAAAGAATTTTATCATCGTAAGTCTTACTCAATGTTTTTATAGTATATATTTTATTTTGCGTAAAAGAATAGGCTTTCGCCGTGGTATTTTTATAGGCTTTGCCATAATTATAATGAAAGGTTTGTCTGTCTGACTTGTCAGCTGCGTCTTCATATTGGTGTTTTTTCAAGGCTTGCCAATCAATATCTGATAAACTTTTAAAAAATTTACTCAATTGATCAATCAACCAGGGAGGCGGAAGAGTATGTTTTAAATCAACTGTAGTGGTCATCTGTTTAACCCGTTCCACAATCTTGTAAGCGGTCTGATCTGATAAATAATTACAGACCCCTGGTGCGACAGCATTTATCCGTGTCAAGGTCATTCCGTAAGGAATCGCAAATATATCGGATTCTTGCCTGCCATCAAAAGTGTTTTCTACATGTATTTTCCCATGTGAGGTAATGATAACAATCATTGTTTCGGGATAAGGCGAGAAGGAATCATTGTTTGTATCCATGCCTGTATCTGTATCTATGCCTCTATCTGTATCCATACCTGTATCTGTATCCATATCTGTATCTATATCCATATTTTATATTTATGAAGAAAAATAAAAAACCTACCTTTGGTTTAACTTTTTTTGAATTTTGGCCCAACCTTTTCCAAAAAGGTTGTTTAAAAGGTTGTTTATTTCTCCTTAAACACCACTTCCATTTTCATAAACACTTTGATCGCTTCGTCCGCAGCGTTTAATAAATAACTCACCACACTGGCCACCTCCAGTGGTTCTTTAAACCCTAAACGGATTTTAGACATGTCAATATGCGGATGCGGCTTCATAAACCCGCAATATGTCAACGCTCGCCCGTAATGGTTATTGTACAAGACGAATTCAATCACTTTACCCAAGGTATAACCTTCATTCGGCAACGTAATATCAAAACCGTTCTCAATGGTCGTGCCCGTTTTCGCAATCAGTCCCGGCTCGGTTTCCATTGTTATTTTAAATTTCTTTAATTTATTCAACATGATATGCAATGCTTTATACACAATCGCCATATTCGTAAATGGTCCGACACTTTCCACCGTAAAATCAAACGAATCTAGTAAGGTAAGGCGTTTCGCATCTAGGAGTAGCCAATCTTTGTGTAAGAATTCAATTTCCGCCGCGCTAGACCCCGCCTTACTCAGCTCCGTCGCTTTTTTTGCCCACTCGCTCTTGATTTTCACCGGATCGGTGGAATGCCCAAATGCACAAGTTGACACAACATTAAAGGAACTGTCTTCTTCGGCTTTCCCTATGTCTAACAAACATGACAGCTTCAAATGTTCTCCGTCAATATCCGCCGAAATCCGCGGGCGAAGGCGCACAAAATCAATATGCTGACCCGTCAGTGGGTTCGCCGGGAAAATCTTGTCCGTCTCCGCCTGGCTCAAATACGCCCCCGTGACGGTATTTTTCAGTTTAAAATCCGCCGTCGTCACAAAATCAATGGCATCGCCTTCATTCTTCTTATTCACTTCCATTTGGTAATCTTTATAGGGGAAATCCACATCGGTAATATGAAGCGGGATACAGCTGAGTCGCTGTTTAATTAATTCATTGTTTAAACGTGAGGTATTTATCTCAAAGGTGGCTAAACATTTTTCGTGGGGAGTGGTGCGAAAAACTACCGTCGGAATCTCCGCCAACATAATACGGCGCAATCCATTCGCAAAACTCACATTGAGCCCATTAACGGTGAACTTCAAGATATTTGCTTCTTCGGAAAATTTAGAAATAACGGGATCCATCTTTGACTGTTTCTTATATTTAGACTATACTATTTATATATAAATCAATTTTCTTATATAATTCCTATAAGTTTATATGTAATAAGTTTAAACACTACCTCTTTAAATAATAAAATTATATAATGAGTTGTATTCTCTATTATAGTAATTATTGTGAAAATTGCAAAACCCTTTTACAAAATATCGCCAAATGGAACGACATTAAGAATGATATGCATTTCATCAATATTGACAAACGCGTCAAGAAAAATAATGGAGCGACTTATGTAGTCTTGGAAAATGGCCAAGAAATTCTCTTACCACCGACGGTGAATAAAGTCCCAGCCCTGTTGCTGTTAAATAAAGGCCACCATGTGTTGTTTGGCAACGATATTAATAAGCATATTGAACCCAAACAGATGATGCAAGCAAGCGTGGCCACGAAGAATAATGGCGAACCTTTAGCCTTTTCGTTAATGGGCAGCAGTTTCGGGGGTGTCGCATCAGATAATTTCAGTTTCTTAGACCAAGATGCGGATGCTTTGTCGGCAAAAGGCAATGGAGGCATGCGACAACAACATCATTACGCAACATTGGATTATAAAGAAAATATTGACACGCCGCCCGATACTTATACCCCAGATAAAGTCGGCCAAGTTTCCATGGAAGAAATCCAAAACAAACGCAACACGGATGTGGTTCGGCGTTAAAAAAATACTTTTTAAAAAAAAGTATGGCAAAAATATACTTTTTAAAAAAAAGTATGGCAAAAAAATACTTTTTAAAAAAAGTATGGCAAAAAAATTATAAGACAAAAAAATACTTTTTTAAAAAAAAGTATGGCAAAAAATACTTTTTTACACCTTTTCACATTTCAACCGCCGATGTTTTTTCTTGTAAAAATTGTTTTATATGTAAAAGTTTGCTTTCAAGTTCTTTTTCAATTTGTATTAAATGTCTTGAAGTTTG